CTGCATAAGGAATATTATCATGGCTTTTTCAAGAGACGGCTTATGCCGAATTGGTGGTTCTGGTGTTGGTGGAGCTACTTGGCAGTATTCTACTGCTGATGCTACTTCTGCTGTTGTAGCTGATACCAACTACTTTGCTGCTGCTAAGGACGAACTAGATGCTGGTGACGTACTTCTCGTTATCGGTACTACTGGTGGAACTCCTACTGGACGTATTTCATACGTTGAGTCAAATGACGGTACTACTGTTGTTTGTGCTGCTGGTGTAGTAATCACTGCGTAAAACTGAATGGGGGCTTCGGCCCCCTTTCTTTCCAAACTAAAGGTTTCCTATGGCAAACAGTAAGCTATCGTTAATTAACAATGCTCTTATTTTGATTGGCGATGTGCCACTTGTATCCCTGACTAGCGGTACTCGCGCTCAGGTTGTAGCCACCAGCCTATATGACAATATCATTGAAAACGAACTCACCAAGCATCGCTGGGGCTTTGCTCGCAGTATTGCACAGCTCAGTAAAGATGCAGTTGCCCCTGTAGGTAATGATTGGCAAACTTCATACACACTACCTGCTGATACATTGTCATTAATTAAAATTGATCCAAGCGTTCCATACCAAATTATAAACAGTAATGTTTACTGCAACTATAGCGGTACACTCTTTTGTGATTATATGCGTAAGCCTGACGAGTCTGCATGGCCTGCATATTTTGCTAAAATGATTGAATATGCCTTAGCTATGGACTTTGCTCCGTCTATTCGTGACAGTGCTTCTTCTATGCAAATACTAGCTAACCAATATCTAAACGCTAGTCGCATGGCTCGTTACACTGATTCACAGCAACATCCGCAAACAGCAATTCAGGATCGCCCATTTATTGATGTGAGGTACTAATGCCTAAGTCACAATTTCAGCAAACCAGCTTTGCGAGTGGTGAGCTGTCACCATTACTTAAAGGCCGTACCGATCTTGAGCAATACTACAAGGGCGCACAGCAAGCCGAGGGCGTTGTTATTGTTCCTCAAGGTGGCGTTAAACGTAGGCCAGGATTAGAGCATATCGCTGAGGTTTTAGATCCTCTTGTACGTCAGACTTCTATTGCTCCAACTATGCCTAATGGTGGAGTCCCTGCAACCATAAATAATGGCAATCCTTTTACCGTAACTACAACTAGTTATTCGGTTTCTGCAAGCCCCTATGTTGTTGCTCAATATGATTTTGGCGGAAGCTATGTGCCTCAATTTATATCTGTTGAGAATGCAGATATAGAAAAGCGAAACACAACTACAGATATAAGCAAAACTTTGACACTTCAATATTCAGCCAATGGATCATCATGGAGTGACTGGAAAACTTTTTCAATCTCAAGTGACACTGGTGTTGGGGGTGTTAGTAAACGTTATGACGTTACTGGCATTTCAGATGCTAACAATCGTTACTGGAGAATTACTACAAACTTAGGTAACGAAGCAAACTACAGGGTAAGGCTTGGCGAGTTTAATGCTCATATAGCATCTGCACCTAACTCAACACCAAAGGTATTTGAGTGGCAGTATGCCCCAGACCACAACTTTGTTTGTGTCTTAACGCCATACAACATGCGTATTTACCGCACTCAGCATTTAAGTTCTGACAATACAGTATATGTTGCAGACGTTCCTATGCCGTACACTGGCGGTTATGGTAGCCCTACAGCCACCATATCTACCGTTAGGGTTGCACAAACAGAAAACGTAATGCTTTTGTTTCAGGAAGACACTATTCCATACAAGATTGTATTTGACGGTACTGACAGCGTTAATGCTTTTACTAGCAACTACCAGAACTTTATTAACAATCCTCAGTATGACTACAACGATGCTTCTAGCCCCACCCCTGTAACTGCTGCTGTTCAAAAAGCATCTTTTTCTGGGTTTGATGATGGTCAGCAGTATCAAGTCAGCGTCAACGGTGTACTCAGTAAAGACATTACCTATGCTGGTGATGCTAACGCTAATGAGCAGGCCGCAACATCTGCTAATCTTGCAAGAGCTTTACAAGACATGCCTGTGTTTGGCTTTGGTGGAATTAGTGTAGAAAGAACTCACACTAATGAGTACACAATTACCATGGCTGGCGAGTCTGCTAACAGCTATGGGCTGTTCTCAGGATTCCCAACTAGCGGCGGCACAAGTGACACCATCGGTTTTGAGCTAACCACTCCAGGAGCTGCAAGAACTGAAAATGTATGGAGCGATACTAGGGGTTGGCCCAAGATGGGTGTGTTTCACCAAGGTCGCCTGTGGATTGGCGGAACTAAGTCTAAACCCCAGAGCATCATTGCTAGTCGGTCTGGATCATTCTTTGACTTCTTCTCTGAGAAGGGCGAGGATGACGAGGGTATCTTTATTACTATTGACTCTCGTGAGCAGACTAACATTATCGACATTAACCCAGATCGTGGGTTGCAGGTATTCTGCTCTGGTGCAGAGTTCTTGGTTAAGGGAATTACGCCCTCTACTATTGAAGTCATTGCCCAAACACAGCATGGCTCATATGATTTAGAAGTGCAGTCTATTGACGGTGCCACCCTCTTTATGGACAGGAATGGCAACACACTGCGTCAGTATCTGTTTAGCTTCAATGAGGATGCTTATACCTCTAACGATATATCTGTGCTGTCTTCACAGTTAGTAAGTAACCCAGTGGACATGGCAATATTAAAGGGAACTACTAGCGAGGACTCTAACTGGGTATTTATTGTCAATAGCGATGGTAATGCTGGCGTACTAAACACTATGCGGAACCAAGACATAAATGGATTTACTCGATGGACATCCCCCACTAACAACACTTTGAAGTCATGCTGCACAGTTGAAGATGAGCTGTACGTCATAACAAGCAGAATTTTTGGCACTAGCGCTATAAACTACTTAGAGCGTTGGAACTTTGACCGACTGCTTGATGGAAGCGTTAAGCAGACTGTAACAGCTACAGGCAGTGACGTTGTTGTAACTGTGGGATCACACCTAACAGGCTACACTGTTGGCGTTAATGCTGATGGCAATGTGCTACCTGATCGTGCGTGTACTGGCGCTACCGGAGTGATTACCATTACTGCCGCTGAGTTAGAAGGATTTACCACCAGAAGTCTTGAGATTGGCCTAAACTTTAACGTCAAGGTTAAAACCATGCCACTCAACACCAACCCTGGGACTAGGGGTGGGCAGAACGTAATGAAACGCAAGAAGATCACCAATATTAACTTGCGTGTCTATAACAGTGCAGGGGTTTACATTGATGGCAATGCTGTACCTATTAGACAGTTTGGCGATGCTCAAGACACTCCGCTAAACACCCCCTTTGTACCTAGAACTGGTATTATAGAAGACGACAATGGTGGTAATGGTTGGCTAACAGAGGTGGTTCCAGAAATCACAGTACCTGATGCTACACCGTTTCACCTACAAGCAATTCAATACGAAGTAGAATCATCATAAGAGGTTAGATATGGTTTGGCCCATAGTAGCAGCAATCGTTGCAAGCACAGCAGTTACGGCGACTGGACAGATAAAAGCAGGTCGAGCGCAAGAACGCGAATATAAACGACAGGCCCAGCAGGAAAAGATGGCCGCTGAGTCTCGTGAGCTAGAACGCCAGCAAAAGCTAAATGCAGCCTTGGCAGCCAACATAGCAGGTATGGGTGCGGCAGGTATCAAGTCCGAGGGTACACCGGCTAGTATCGCCTTAGAGAGCGCTAAACAGGCATCCTTGAGTGAGGGTGTAATAAAGCTATCTGATAGACTTGCACAGGCACAACTTCGTCGTCAGGGTGCTGCGGCTAGAGCTGCAAGTCAGTATGCTGCCGCTGGTACATTGCTACAAGGTGCAACCGATATTGCGGGAACAGTATAATGGCTAAACAACAAAGAATTGGCTTTTACGGTAAGTTCACTCCAACTGCTCTGGACACATCTGAAGCTGACAAGATGCGAGCATTGGCTGGTTTAGGCCAAACTATGAAAGGAGCTGCTCTGGCTATAGGTAAGCCCATCATTGAGGCTAAAAGGGCTGAGGAAGGCGTACAGGCTGCTCAAGAGGCATTGGAGTCTGGCGGAGAGATTGAGATGATGTCTGCTGCTAAGTTTGGTGGCAACCAATATAATGCTGCTGCCATGAGTACCTATAAGACCGGGATCATGGAAGACATTAATGCCGGGCTGTCTGACATTGCTACTGAGAATCCGTCTGACATTGAGGCGTTCGAGGCCAAGGCTAAAGGTCTATATGATGGTCTAAAGGGCTCTGTACCTTTGGAGTTGCAGCAGGGCGTAGAAAAATACTTTGGCACTGTTAGCCGACAGCAGGGCGCATCTGTACTCAAGGCCCAACAGAAGATTGAGCTAGACCAATCCAAGGCATCTTGGGCTATTTCAAAGAGCATGCACGAAAACACGCTGCTTAGCCTTATTGCTGATGGCAAGGATGAAGAGGCCCGAGAGCTGCAAGAGGGCTTTAACACAAACATAGTTCCAGACTTTATTGCGTCTGGCGCGGCGGATAGAGAAGAGCTGGCAGAGTATGGTCTAAAGTTAGAGTATGACTCCAAGGTAGCGCAACTAACTGGTGGCGCACAAAGACTAATTATTGACAATGACCAGCTAGATACTGCTGGTAAAAAGCAAAAGGCCAAAGAATATATCAAGGCTTTTGATGATGCAGACCTGGCAGAGTTTACCCCCAAGGAAAAGAAGGCTGTAAGGAAAGAGCTTGTATCCCTGTTTGAAGATGCAGAGAAGGCCAGGATTACAGAGCTTAAAGAGGCTCGTCTTGTAGACTTAGAAACTCAGTACACTAACCTTGCTGAGTATGACGATAATACCCTAAATAGCACTGTGATTAGCATAGACCAAAAGAAAGCAGACATTAACAAGCTGCGTATTGAGGGCAAGATTCCAGAAGAAGATGCAAAGTTACGCATTACCTACTTGAACTCTGTTGATAAGCTAACGGCTACTACTAAGCCACCTATCTATAATGAGTTGATTCAGCAAGCCTACGATGTATTGTCGATAGAAGACCCAGAGTTACAGCTAGAAGGATTTAAGCAAATAGAGAATGCAATGCTTACTGCTCAGACTAGGGGTGATGTTGACTTTAGAACCGCAGAGTCATGGAGAACACAGTTTAGAAACCTTACGCAATCAGCCAAAGCTAAGTCTAGCAATGAGTTGTATGACAGTATGTATGATGCTCAAGAGATAATTGATACAATGATACCTGCTAGTCAGAGGGGTGCCGGTGTTAGATATTTGTGGGATAATGCAGAACCTCGTATTGCAGAAGAGAACGCCATAAGAGCTGAAG